AAAATTCATATTATATTTTTTTATATTACATATTTCATATTTCATTTACATAAGTGAATATGTTTTATTCGTTTCTAATCACGATAAAATTGACAGTTATCGTCCTACTGTTAATCTCGATATAGAAAACGTCAAACTCACAAGTGTAGCACTTGTGTTTCAGCGATTCGATTCTAAACGATTCGAAATAGATCCTACAAATTGTTGAAGATCCCGATGACGAAAATATCATTTATGTATAAAATTTACATTAAATTATATTTTCTGATTAGGAAAATTACCTACGATTTGTACAAGGCTATTCAATATTGTTAATAGTGAAACTATATAAGTTTCATTAAATGAATGAATTTGACTTATGACTATAAGTCAGTTAAGCTGTTGATAGTTTGTTCTTTTTACTTATGGTAGAACTAAATTCAGAACAAAAACAAAACTCCCCAAGAGATTTCAATAATCTCGCAATACTTATCCTCCCAAATGGAGAAGAAACTTTTTATGAAAGTGCTGGACCTATGTCCCCACTTTCAAATTATCATGAATCTATTCAAAGAATTTTTGGAGACGATGATGATGAAGATGTTGATGGTATAATCGCGTCTTTTAATAATGTTTATATGCAATTGGTTGGTGAGTGCCAACATGAAGAAATTCAAGAAGAACTTGAATTTGTTAATGAACGTGAATATAGAATATATTCCACCAAAATTCAATTCCTTAGTGAAATAGAGAATTTTGATAAGAGAACTTTACGTCCTTTGGAATATAGAGTTCAAACTGATTTCACTACTTATTTGAAAAATAAATTCATCTATGAATTTTTTAAAGATAAGGATGAAGATTTCCTACCTAAATTAATAGAAGATATCATCTTTTTTGTTAAAATGAGTACCGAAAATGTTGAAGGCATGAATCGTTTTCAAATAGTTTCCAGAGCAACTATTATTTTTCTCAAAAGTAGATTTGGTTTGTCTATGTACAAAATGATGAAAACTAAAATTATGCCTTTTATCACAAGCATCTTTGAAGATGTTTCTGTTCAAACCGATTTATTTTCAACGTCACGAGATTTTTTGAATTCATATAAAAATATCTCTGAAAGCCCAATTGTCATGAAAATTTACAAATGTTGCTTATACCTTCTGAGTCTATCAATTTTTGATAAAGTCGGAATTAAATTTGAAACCTTTGGATTTACAAAATTACAAGAAGCTACTTTGAAAAAGAAATTTTACAAAAAGACTGATTTCGTCTATGTTTTGTGTGATACAATATTATTTATACTAGAACGTGGTTATCAAGTCTACGTGACAGGAGATATTAATTGTTTATTTCATTCAGGAGG